AATATGGTTCAGGATCTTATAACGGTGGATTCGGTGGTGCTCAAGGCGCTTTCTGGGGATCTTATGGATTGGCTCCTTTGAACATGTTCGAGAATATTCCAACAAACACTTCGGCTTACGTAACTCCAACAACTAACATTCAAGGAGTTTACGGACCTGATTACGATACAGCTATTAGTTTATTAGCTAACCAAGATCAGTACGATTTCAATATTATATACGCGCCAGGTTTAACTAACCAAAATGCGCCTTCTGAAATTACTAGCTTATTAAACTTATCTAGCAATAGAGGCGATAGTATTTCAGTAGTAGACTTAGTTGGATATAACCAACAATTATCTACTGTAACTAGTGCAGCTACAAGCTTCGATAACTCTTATGGAGCTACTTACTGGCCTTGGATTCAAATCAAATCTTCTGAAACAGGAAGAATGAACTTTATTCCACCTTCAGTTTTAGTACCAGCTGTATACGAATATAACGATAAAATTGCTGCAGAATGGTGGGCACCAGCAGGTTTAAATAGAGGTGGTTTATCAACTGCTTTACAACCTGAAAGAAAATTATCTATCACAGATAGAAATAACTTGTACGCTGCGAAAGTTAACCCAATCGCAACCTTTACAGGAGTTGGTACAGTTATCTATGGTCAAAAGACATTGCAAGCGAAAGCAACTGCATTGGATAGAGTTAATGTTAGAAGATTGTTAATCTCATTGAAAAGATATATCAAACAAATTGGTCAAACTTTGGTATTCGAACCTAATACTCAAGTTACTTGGAATAAATTCTTAAACCAAGTTAACCCTTACTTAGAGTCAGTACAACAAAGACAAGGTTTGTATGCTTTCCAAGTAATCATGGATAGTTCAAATAACACTCCTGATCAAATTGATAGAAATATCTTAGTAGGTAGCATTTACTTACAGCCAACAAGAGTAGCTGAGTTTATTCAATTAGACTTCAACATCTTACCAACTGGCGCAACATTCGCTCAATAATTAAAAATATAATAAATCGCTATAATGAAAAATAGTACATTAGTTAGAATCAGAGTTCCTAAAGCTTTATACGAATCAGCACTTAAAAAGGCATTGTTAGAAGCAGGAGATAAAGAACACAAAGCTGGTCACAAAGGCAATAAATTTGCTAAAGAAGACGACTATAGCAAAAAAGCTAAAGTTGCAAAACCAACTGCTAAGCACACAGATAAAGAACCTAAAAAAGGCGGTGGAGCTCATAAAGGAAAAGCATTCGTTAAAGATGATGCTTACGTAAACAAAGTAAGCGCTAAGAAATCTTTAGGCGAAAACAAAAAGAAAATGAAAGAAGCTACTGAGATTGAAAAATTTCGTACTCTAACTCCAAATAGAGAGATTTCTAAAGATACGCACAGAATGCAAGAGAGAAAGCGTAAGATCAAAGAAAACGAAGATCAAAAAGTTACTATCACATTAGACGAGTATATCGGAGACCCAGCAATGTATGATATTGGTAAATGGGCTGCAGATTTAATACCAGCTCTTAAAAACATGAGTACTTCAGGAGATCCAGGTCAACAATTAGTTGATTTAGGTACAGCGATAGTTTCATTAGCTGGAGTAGGAACTTTAGTAGCTACTGGAGTTATTGCAGCACACGCTCAAGATATTAAAAACGCAGCTAAAAAATTAAGAGATTTTATAGTAGGCAAGAAAAGCGTTAAAGAAGGTACAAATACAGATCAAGAATTAGCACAAGCTGTTGCAAAATTACCTAAACAAACTGTAGCTAAAATTGCTCAAAAAGCAGGTGGAGCGACTGGTGGAACAACAAGCGGTATGCAACAAGAGCGTAAGCGCAAGATGGAAGAGAAAAAGAAGATGGAAGAGCGCAAGCACAAAATCAAAGAAGCAGAAAAACACGACGACGTTAAGGCTGACACAAAGTTAATCAAGAAGTTAGTTAAACCTACTGCTTTAAAAGGTTCTAAATAATAAGATCACAGATATTTATATAAAATAAGAACAAATGCCAATTTTAGATCCAAATGAGATAATGTTTACAAGCTTTGAACCAATGGTTCAGAATCGCTTTGTATTCTATATAGACGGTATTCCTTCGTACTTAATCAAGAAAGCAGACGCTCCAGGTGTTACTTTAAACGAGATTAAAATCGAGCATATCAACGTTTACCGTAAGTTAAAAGGTAAAGCAGAGTGGAAAGACATCTCTTTAGAGTTGTATAGCCCAATTTCTCCATCAGGTCAACAAGCCGTAATGGAATGGGTGAGATTACACCACGAGTCTGTAACAGGACGTGATGGTTACTCTGACTTCTACAAAAAAGATTGTAGCTTAGCTATTTTGGGTCCAGTTGGAGACGTAGTTTCTGAGTGGGTTATCAAAGGAGCTTTCATCAAAGAATCAGGATTCGGTTCTTACGATTGGGCTACTGCTGATCCTACAATGTTAACTTTATCATTGGGAATGGATTACTGTGAATTAAACTACTGATCTGAATTATTAATTAATTTACTGAACTTAAAACTAATAAAAAGAAAGGCCGCAACACCGCGGTCTTTTTTTATGTCAGAAAAAATTGTATTTGTATATTTATATTAAAATAAACAATTTATGTCAGATTTTAAATTTCCAACGGAAATCATTGAACTTCCATCAAAGGGTCTAGTATACCCTAAAGAAAATCCATTATCTTCAGGCCAAGTAGAATTAAAGTACATGACGGCTAAGCACGAAGACATCTTAACAAACATGAACCTAGTTAAGTCTGGTCTTGTTTTTGATAAGCTTCTGCAGTCCCTGATCGTATCTAAAATTAATTACGATGACTTAACAATCGGAGACAAGAACGCTTTATTAGTTGCAGCAAGAATCTTAGGTTACGGTAAAGATTACAAGGTTAGTTTCTTGAACAAAAACACAGGAGAAGAAGAGCCATTCGTTATCGATCTATCAAAGATAGAAAATAAAGAAGTAGACTATTCATTATTCCAGAATAAGAACGAGTTTACATTTACTCTTCCAAACACAAATAACGAAGTTACTTTTAAATTGGCTACTAATTTGATCGAAAAGAATATCGAATCAGAATTGAATAGTAACAAAAAAATTAATATATCTAGTCAAATCACTACAAGATTACGTCACGTAATTGTAGCCGTAAACGGAGACAGAGATCCTAAGGCTATTAGAACATTCGTAGAAGACGGACTAATGGCGGCAGATGCAAAAGCTTTGAGAGATTATATGAAACATATATCTCCTGATTTGAATATGACATTTACTTTTACAGGATCCGATGGTTACACAGAGGAGGGTGTAGAAATACCTATGGGCTTTTCATTTTTTTACCCTAACTCCTAATCATAGATCTTTTGTATTTAGTGAGATTCACGAAATAGTATTCCATGGCAAAGGAGGATATACGTGGGATACTATTTACGAAATGCCTATTTGGCTTAGAAAGTTCACCTACAATAAAATAAAGGAATTTTACGATAAAGAAAGGGACGAGATCGAAAAAGCCAATGGTAAGAATACTATTACGTCTAAATCCGATCCAAGATCTTTTAAAGACATACCTAATCAAAACGTAAACGTGCCCAACTTTGTATCAAAGGTAAAATCGCGTAAAAAGTAATCTTCTTTGATATTTATATAAAATGCGTATTTAATGGCGGATCCTAATAGTAATAAAAATCCCGGTCAGTTAAGGAAAGATCTTCAAGAATTAGAAAGGCTCAAATCAGAGCTCGGCAAGGATTTTGATCTTAAGGCTTTTAAAGACGTAGAAAAGAACGCTTCTAATATTAAGCAGCTTCTTAGAGATTGGAGAACTGAATTCAACGAAGTAAATAGATCGATAAAAGATATAGGCTCAGAATTAAAAGAGGCATGGAAAGACATATCGCAAACTGAGCGCGCTACAAAAAATATAGACAAAGCATTCAAATCAATCATTAGTTTATCTGACGATTTAAGAGCTGATCAAAATGATATAACTCAACTTTCAGAAAGAGAGTTGAAAAACATGCAAGAAAAGCTTAAAAAAAATGTACAAAGTTTAATTGAAGCAAGAAATGAATTAGCTATTAAACATGTAACAGAAGGATTACAAGGTAAAGAATTAGATTATTATAACGAACTAACTTCTGCTTTAGCAGACGAAGATAACTATTTTAAGAAAATTAGTGCTTCTCTTTCTGCAAGACTTATAAAAGAAAAACAAATTACCCAACAATTAGGTATAAGCGGTAATGCAGTAAAAGCTCTTGGAGCTGCAATGGATAAATTTGGAATTGGATCTTTTCTTAAGATGGATGAAATTAATGCAAAGATGAGAAAAGCTGCCGAAGAGAACAAGAGCAGATGGCAAGTTTTGGGAGTAGGATTGAAAGCATCTTTTGCTTCTTTAGGCGCAGCATTAACAGATCCTTTAACAATATTAAAGGGATTATATGACATTACTAAAAAGCTTATAAGTCTCGCAACGGCCTATCAAAGTAAACAATTTGAAGTCGCAAAAGCTTTGGGCGTAAGCGTAACTCAAGGAACTCAATTATTAAATAATTTTCAACACATCGCAACTTCTCAGGGAAAAGCGTTTGTTACTGCTAAACAATTAGCAGAAGAATATACAAGAATGACCGATCAAATGGGAATTCTTGCACCTGCTACTGAAGAATTTGCTCTTACTTCTACTCAGCTTCAAAGAAGAATTGGAGCCAGCGCGGAAAGCATGGAAATGTTGCAAGTATTTGCAGCAAAAACCGGAAGTACGCTTTCAGGAACTTACGCGAAAGTAGTAGGAATAGGAAAAGCAGAATCTGCTCGCTTGAAAATAAGCATGAGCGAAAAACAAGTATTGGAAGCAGTATCTAAAACTTCTGCTACAATATTTAATAATTTTAATGGTAATTTAGCCGCATTAACAAAATCTGTTATTCAAGCTAAAAAGATGGGTACTACTTTAGATACTATAGCTAAAGCAGGAGATTCTATGTTAGATTTCGAATCAAGTATTTCTAAGGAATTTGAAGCTCAATTATTAACAGGTAAAGATCTAAACTTATCAAAAGCTAGAGAACTTGCATTAAATCACGATACGGATGGTTTAATGAAAGAGTTGAATAGTAAAATGATGAGTTTTAGCGAGTACAATAAAATGAACGTTCTTCAACAACAATCTTTTGCAGAAGCCCTAGGACTTTCTAAAGATCAGATGGACGAAATATATAGAAATCAACAAAAACAAAATGTATTAGGAGAATTAGCATCTGCATCTCAAGAGGATCAATATCAAGCCTTAGTTAAAAAAGGAATGAAGTTTGAGGACATCTCAAAAATCATGGGAGAACAAGCGGCAGAAGATGCTAAAAGAGCATCAGTTCAAGAAGAACAAGCCGCTCTTCAAGAAAAAATGGCTGACGAAATAGGAAGAATGACTCAAGGCTTAACTGACATCGTTAATAAAGTAATGGAGTTCTTATCGAATATGGACAACGTTAAAGCTGTAGTTAAAGTAGTTGCTGGAATTATAGGAGCGATTGTAGGATATAGCATTAGATTAAAAATGTTAGATCAACAACGCGCACAAACTCAAATACAATTATTAGAAACACAAATAGCACAAAACGTACAATTACAAAAAGCGGCTGCTAATCAAGGCATGTTAGACGCAGAAGAAATTGTAGGAGCCGAAGCAGAAGTAATGGCTGGATCTTGGTATTTAGGACCTGGTGCATTAGCAGTAGGTGCAGCTGTAGCTTCAATGCTTGGTGCAAGTTTATTAACTAGTGGTATGGGTGGCGGTGGAGAAGGAGGAGGAAGCTCACTTAATTCATCAAACATTCCAGGAGGAATCAATCCTGTTAATTCAAATATACCAAATGGTGCTGGAACTACAAATACAGGCGGAAATGGTAAAGCAGCAGTAAATTTGCAAGTCGTAAATAAAATGGATCCAATTAATGGAAAACATCAAACTATTATTTACGATAGAGATCATGGAGGAAAAATAGATAATCAATCTGGCGTTATCGGAAATCAATAAAAAATTATCAATGCCAAAATTAGTAGATTTAAAAACAAATTTAAAGGATCTTAGATTCGGAATGGATCAGATAGGCGGTGGAAATTCGGGTCAACCTTATAAAACTTTTCCTATACCTGACGATAATGCCAGTCCTTTAGCTACGGATTTTTGGGTAAATAATAATACTAGTTTAGACTATCCTTTAAGAGGCGGTGGATTAGTATCTACAACTAGAACTACTAACTATACATTAAGTTCTCAGATAGATAAAGATAGAATAAAAAGTTTTTTACAAGACGCTCCTAGAGGTCCTTTATTTTTACAAAAACAAGCTGATTTAGTAGCGGCAAACCCTTTAATGGAAACCGGTACACCTTCAGCTGCGTTAAATGCTTTACAATCGTTAGCAGGAGTATTGGGTGCAGGAATACCACAGTACGTTTCAACTGGCGCAAATAATCAATACTACAATGGCGGTTTAAGTTTAGTTGCTCAAATACTAGCTTCTGGTACAGGACTACATATTCCTTACAACGGAAGTAATAAAGCGTTAGACGTAAACGCACAATACTATACTGATATAGTTGGACAACAAATATATCATCATCAAGAAGATCAGACTTATATCAATAGATTGTTGATGTTACAAGATAGCAAATTGCACTCTGGATTTCAAGGCAATTCTACCGTGGATCTTTCAGATAACGCGCTGAGTTTAGGAATATCTTCAAGAAATTTA